AGTCAAGGCTCAGTAGACATGTATATTGATCCAAGTGTAAATTATCCAGGTGATGGAACATTACCAGCCAGTGTAAGTGGACAAAAATATCTTGTATCTGCTGGAGTAACTAACGACTCAAATTGGGGCGGGTTAACATGTAGTACAAATGATATTATTGCATTTACAACATCCTGGGCAGTTAGTTTTGATGCAAGTGCAACAACATCTGGTGTTGAAACTGTTTACAATAGTGCAAGCACCCAACAATTATCATTCAATGGAACAACTCAAGCATGGGCGATTACCGGTCAAGGAACATACAGTGATGGCTTCTGGAGAATCTACTTATAAAGAAGCACTAGGTGCAATGATCGTGTCAGCAAAGACTCGTAGAATGTTATTACAACTACGTTCACGACATAAAGTCTGGGGATTTTTTGGCGGAAAGAAAAAAAGAAACGAAACAAATAAAGAAGCCCTTGAACGTGAAATTATGGAAGAGACTGGTATTGATGCCGCTGAGCATAAGATCGTTCCAATAAACTGCTACACAATAGAAGAAAAAGACTTCAAATATCACAGTTTTGCAATTATCGTTGATGAGGAATTTACGCCTAGATTAAACGGGGAAAGCTCAGGGTATTGTTGGGTTAAAATTGATGCATACCCTAAGCCACTTCATGTTGGTGCTAAACTTGTTCTTTATGACAAGTTAAACAAGCAAAAAATAAAAAGCCTTTTATAATATTATACTTCTGCGTCAAATGTAAAATAGTCTGCTAGGACTGTTATATCTGAAGGTGTAATGCCTGTTTTTATTGATTCTGGAAATGGAATTTTACCAATACCATCCAGTTCAAATTCTATATTTTGTAATTCAACATACTCATCATTAAACTCTTTTTGTTTATCTTCTGGAATGTTATAATTGCCTTCTTCATCAGGTGTACTGTATTTGTCCAGCAATGTTTTTTTAACTTCCATATACGTATTCATTTTTTCAGTTAAGCCTTTAGCAATACCACTAATTTTATATGCTTCTGCTATTGATAACTGTTCAGAATTTAATACTTTGTTAAGTACATCAAAGTATCCTTTGTTTTCATAGATAAGGTTTCTTAATTTAATATTTCTCATAATTTCCTATTTTTTTACTTATTATTGCTCACTTGAATAATCAACTCACTATCTGGAATATAAAGATATTCTAAATCACTTTCAGCAAGAGTACGAATAGCATCATCAATTGTTTCTACAAGTGGTTCGCCACCAAGATTAAAAGATGTATTGAAAATAATTGGAACACCAGTTTGCTTATAGAACTCATTGATAATTTCATAGTATAATGGATTTTGGTGTTTTTTAACAGTTTGAATACGACAAGTACCATCTACATGAACGATTGCTGGAATCTGTTTTGCGTATTCATCATTTGTACAATTCATTGCATACATCATATGTGGGGACTCTTCTAATCCTCTCATATCAAACCAGTCATGTGCATGTTCATGAAGAATAGATCCTGCAAATGGTCTAAAATATTCTCTACGTTTAACTTTATTCACATAATCTTTTCCATCAAGTGTACGTGGATCATATAGGATAGAACGATTACCTAAAGCACGTGGCCCACTCTCACTCTTACCCTGGAATAATGCAACTATATTTCCTTTTAAAATTAGGTTAATTACATCTTCTGGATGCTGATTATCATATATATTAGTTGCACTATATTTCTTTGCAGTTTCAATAATTTCTTCTGTTGTGTTTTTCGGCTCTGGACCAAGAAATAATAATTCAGCAAACCCATGTACTGTATCATCTTTTGTAACAGAATGATAAGTTAACATTGCCGCCCCAAAAGCAGTACCCGCATCACTTGAAACTGGTTCAACATACAGATTTATATCTTCATCTTTTAATTGTTCAAGATACCAGTAATTTGCAACACAATTCAAACCATATCCACCAGAAAGAACAACATTTCTATTTCCACTCATCTTAACTGCTTTACGTATCAATTCAAGAACAAGTTGTTGAGATTCTATTTGAACTGCATACGCCGCATCTCTTCGATTCTGTAACTTTGTTATATCACCTTCCCCCGGCCACTCGTACAATTCTGAATATCTTCCTATATTAAGTTTTGCGCCATTGGGATATGTTGGAATGATAACATTTCTATCTGTTGTTTTCCACTCACCACCACTACTACTGTAAATATCTGGTATATTATCATTTGGTCGACCATATGGGGATAATCCCATAGTCTTTCCTGCTTCAATACCTGAATATCCACAATACTCTGTTACTGCTTCATATGCTTTTACAATACCAGCACTATCATCAAGAATTAATTCATGAGACCCTTCTTCTCCTTCACGAGTAGACAGCATTTCTTTATCATGTATTGCCGCCCAAGGCCCATTACCACCTTGATGTTTATATAATGTATTAAAATTATCTGGATATGAGCAATTAAAAATAGTTTCAAGTTCCCAAGTTAATATTTGTTCCGGACCATCTCCCATATCAATGGCCATTGGTATACGTGTACCAGCACCATCAACAATAACTGCGGTTGCAGTTTCAAATCCAGAACGATAAAAGGAACAAGCGGCATGCATTTTATGATGCCAATTATGCATTTCTAATACTTGACTGTGAGTTTTTTCATCGATTGCGTTTTTATGGTCAATTAAACCCAATTTTCTTGCAAGGGAAGTATATACAGTTTCACATGTATAGTCACATATACTATCATCAAATTGTGTATGTGATATTGCTAGATAATCTAATTTGTCAGTATAGTCAAGAATCTTGACCATAGAAGCAAATGGAGAACCATCATACTTCTTTCGTGTAAGTCGTTCTTCTTCAAGAGCAAAAACAACTTCTCCATCTTTTAATAAGCAAACTCCAGCATTATGACCTCTGGTAATTCCTGCAATCCATAAACTCATATTTTATCCTTTTATTCTAATCAAATTGCTTAATTCTGGCATATAACAATATTCCATTCCAGAATTATTTAAAACTTTAAGTGCATCATCAAAAGTTTCCACTAAAGGATCTCCTGCTAAATTAAATGAAGTATTAAACAATAATGGTATATCTGTTAATTTATAAAACTCATCAATGAGATTATAATAATGCTCATTGTCTTCTTTAGTTACGGTTTGTATTCTGCAAGTATCATCTACGTGCAAAACTGATGGTATTAAATCCTTTTTATTTTTTTTAACATCAACCGCATACATCATATGAGGAGATTCGTCTAATCCTTTCATATCAAACCAATCGTGAACATACTCTTTCATTACTGAGGCGGCAAACGGTCTAAAATATTCTCGCCCCTTTACTTTGTTCACTATATCTTTACCATTACTAATTGTTGGATTAAACAATATACTTCTATTACCCAATGCCCTTGGTCCATTTTCACTTCTACCTTGAAATATAGAAACAATATTTCCATCTTTAATTAATTCAGCAACATCTTTATATGAACACTTAGTAATATCTGCATCGTATTTTTCAATCTTCTCTTGGATATCATTGATACTATAATTATAGTCTGGTCCTAAAAACAAACTCTCGATTCTTTCTTTTTTACTAACATTACTAATAGTGCTATGATACAGAAAAGCGGCTCCAGTTGCAGTTCCTGCATCGCTAGAATTTGGCTCTACGTACAAATTTATGTCGTGTTCTTTAAGTGTATCCAAGTAATAATAATTAGAAACACAATTAAGAGCATAACCTCCACTTAATACAATATTCTTATTGTTACTCATCTCCGATGCTTTGATGATTAACTTTAAAACTTGTTCCTGGGTTTCTTTCTGTGCCTTGAATGCCATATTCCTTCTACCCTTGGATTTAGATAAGTCATCCCTTTCCCAATCAGCATCATCTAAACGCCCATATTTAGATACATTAAGTTCTGCACGATGTGGATACCATGCCTTAATCAAATCCTTATTAGCCGTATCATTTTGATATAAATCGGGCAATTCATCATTTTTACAACCATATGCAGATAGACCCATTGTCTTTCCACATTCGTTTATGTAAAATCCACAATAATCTGTTACTGAATCCCAAACTTTCCCAATTCCAGCACCTTCATCTGTAACTAAATCAAAAGTTTCATTCAATATGCTATCATGACAATTTTTTATTATACGGCTTACGCCTTTGTCACACATCATTTGTTTATATAATGGATGAATTCCTTGCTGATAAGAACAGGTAAAAAAAGATTCTGTTTCAAAATATGTAGAATCTTCTTTTTCTATTTGCATCTTTCTACAACTCCCAGAACTATCTACAATAACACTTGTTGCAGTTTCAAATCCAGAATTGTAAAAAGCAATCGCTGAATGGAGTTGGTGATGATTTTCAAACATATTAATGACTTGTGGTGATTGTGTTTCTAAGAGTTCATCATTTAATGGTTGGTTAATTAATCCCAATCTTCTTGCAAGTCCTTGATATAATGGCTCCCTACTGTAATCTAAAATACTAGTCAAAGGTGCATCTTCCCATACATTTAATCCAGTCACTACCAAATAATCAATCTTATCTGTATAATCTAATATCTTCATCATACTAAGTATAGGCCCACCATCGTGCTTATGCTTTGATAATCTTTCTTCTTCAATTGAAAAAACAACTTCACCATCCTT